TGGCCGAGGCCATCATGAGCGATGCCAAGATCCGGATAGCTGCCACCAGAGCTGTGGCCCAACATCTCTCGGCATACCCAGACAGCGCCGAGGATCTGTGGGAGAGCAACCCCGAGCTGAGTGAGGCAGAGGCCGAGGCAGCCAATGAGCTGGCCGATCTCATGGTGCGATCGATCGTGGCCGGGATCGAGGCCATGCCGTGATGGGCTGTCTGGCAATCGGGCTGAGTGGTGCCCTGCTCGGTGGTGCCATCGTCGGGCTGTGGTGGTGGCTCTCGGATCGGGGGCAGCGATGAGTGTCGAGGCAGAGACTCTCTATGCCCAGTGGCTCAGAGACAACGGGCCACTCACCCCGATGTCAGTGGTGGACCTGATCAGCTGGGTGCTTGACCATGAGCGTCGGCATGTCAGGGATGGGCACAGCCAGATCACCATCACCGATGAGGCCTACCTCATCAAGCTGGGGTACCGGCAAGAGCGCGATGGCAGCTGGCACCTTGATGGGTAGCAGGATCGGTGCCCGCTGGGATCTCGGTTGCCAACGGTGCGGACACACCCGGCTCTGGCATCGGGCCGATGAGTGCCACTGTGGCAGCTGCACCGGATGGCTCTCAGATCGATCGGGCCGAGAGCCGGGTGTCCTTACCCCAGGCAGACACCGAGCGTTGCCCAGCTGACCAGCTGAGTGGCACCCTGTGGCTGTGGAAAGGGTGGGGGGTATCAAGCTGGTGGCCCTGTTGGACGGCACCACCCTGGGGTACCGGGCCCGGTGCCGGTGGTGTGGCTGGTGCTCGGCTCGATACCGATCACCGGACCAAGCGCGAGTGATCCTCAACCAACATCGATGGGAGGTAGGCCATGCCACCGAGATCGAGACGGCCACCACCCATCGGCCGGACAACCGGTGACTCATTCGATGCAGCAACCAAGCTGCAGATCCTGATCAGAGATGGGTACACGTGCCAGCTGTGCAACACCCGGCTGACCAACCATGATCCCAAGCTGCCCACGCACGCTGTGGCCGGGCACGTGGTGGCTCACCAGGATGGTGGCTTGCCGACACTGGCCAACGGCCGAGCCGAGTGTGCAAGGTGCAGTGCCTCGATGGGTGCAGCGCAAGGCAACACCAAAGCCAAGCGCGATTGGATCGAGATCCATGATCAGCTTAGGCAAGCGAGGGCCGAGGCCGACCGCCTAAGAAATATTGTTGCAACGCAAGGGATCTCGGTTGAGGGGCCGGTTTTTTCACAAGCGCCCGGCACCGGGAGAAGGCCGCCTCTTTCTGCACATACTCCCCAGAGCCTCGGGGGCCCTGGGCCAGACCTGTTGGGGGGCAACGGGTCTCACCCCCAGAATCCAGCCGGCGAAAAGCCACAACCGTTGCCACACAGTGAATCTCGGCCAAAGGACTTTGAGGGCATCGAGTGGATCGAGGGTGAGGGCTTACTTGACGTTCCCGAGAGTGCTTGCTGGCCAAGGTTTATGACCGGGCCCCATCCGGATGCGGTCGGATCGTATGGGGCTCGGCTGGGTGAGTTCGCTCGGGATCGGACCGGATCGGATCTCGATTGGTGGCAACGGCTGATCTCGGCCCGGATCTTGGAGCACGATGCCGATGGGGTGTTGGTCTGGCAAGAGTGGCTCTTGACGGTTGCTCGGCAGCTGGGAAAGAGCTACTGGTGGCGAGAGCTGTGCCTGTGGCGGATGAGCATGGCCGATGAGATCGGTGAGCCTCAAGAGATCCTGCACATAGCCAACAAGCTCAAGGTGGCCAACAAGATCCAACGATCGGCCCGAGCCTGGGCCGAGACGGCCGATGGCTGGGAAGCTCGGCACGGCAACGGCATGCAAGAGGTCAGACGTGGGCTGAGTACCTGGGCCCTGTCAACGGCCGAGGGTGCCTACGGGGCCACGATCTCCCTAGCTGGGGTCGATGAGGCCTGGGCCATCAAGCCCGAGCACATCGATGACGGTGTGGTGCCGACGATGCTCGAAAGCAAGTGGTCACAGCTGGGGCTCATCTCGACTGCCCACCATCTCGCCACCGAGCTGGTGATCGATCGTCGGGCCGGTTCGATGGCCGGTGACGGCAGCCTCTTGATCGAGTGGTCGGCCCGGCCCTGGCTGGCCCTTGAGGATCGAGCCGGGTGGCGACAAGCGTCCCCACGGTGGACAGCCAAGCGTGAGGCTCTGATTGCCCGAGAGCTGTCCAGAGCCCTCAACACACAAAGCCTGGCCACCGATCCGGTGGCATTCTTTCGTTCCCAGTACCTCAACCAGTGGCCCAGCAAGGCAGCCAAGAGCCTCACCCGGCCGGGGCTGCCGTTGCTGCCCGAGGGCATCTGGGCCGAGCTGGCCGGTGATGCCGAGACCCCCGGTGGCGTGACCTTTGCGGTTGAGGACATGGCTGGCCGAGGGGTGGCCGTTGCTGCAGCCGGGAGAGCTGCAGACGGCCGGTTGGTGGTGCAAGCCTTTGAGCTGGGTGATCGATCGGTGGCCTTTGAGTGGATCGGGCTGCACAGCCGATCTCGGGCTGGCTGCAGCGTGATCGTGGGGCCCAGCCTGCAGAATGACCCTCATGTCGAGGATCTGGGCATCCCGGTGGATGTCGGCACCTATGCCGACACCAAGGCCAGCCTGAGTGCCTTGAGGCAGCTGGTGTCCAGACGGATGGTGATGCATGCCAACAGCCCCCAGCTGGCCGATCAGGTCACTCAATGCCGGGTGATCGAGGGCTCGGCCGGTATCCGGGTGATCAGCTCGGACCCATGGGATCTCATCCGGGCATCGAGCTGGGCTGTGGCCAACCTTGAGCGTGAGCGTCGGGCCCTCAATATCTGGTGACCATCTCCCAATCGATGCGGGATGGGGCCAACGGGTACCGACGACGCTGGGTGGCCCAGGCCACACCGATGAGCACGGCCAGGGCTATGAGGGTGAGTCGGATCATCCGGTCACAGTAGGGGCCCCAGCTGGCTTGAGTGGGGCCAGCTGGGGCATCCCGGTGGTGGAGACACCGGGGCCACTCACAGTGACGTACAGAGGCTCTCAGGACCACCGGTTTTCTCATCCCAAGGCCCATCTCATCCCAAGCCCCTGACCTGGGAAAACGCCAGATCCCAGATCCCACCCCTCTAGTGGCCTGGGATCTGGGATCAGCCCAGGATCTCGGCCAGATCCCAGATCCCAGCGAGATCCCAGGGATCTGTGGGATCTGAGAGCCGTTAGCTCACAGTGACATTGGTCCTTGACAGCTCTAGCATCTAGGCCTATGGCAGACATCTCGGGGGACCACGGTCGATCGCTGCCACCACCGGACCCCCGAGATCAGACCCCCAATGCCAATGATCCGATCGGCACGGTGGGCCCCAGCTATGAGGGAGTGCCCACGGTGCCCCCACCGGCTGATCTCCCTACCGGCACCGATGGTGTGGCCGGTGATTGGGACAACGTTGGTGTCGGCACCGTGATGGGTGCCCCGGATATGCAGGCCTGGGCCGGTTGGCCCCTTGATTGGCAGCTGCCCAGCATGGCCAGCACCCCTCGATGGATGGGTGGGGGCACCGATGTGGTCTGGGCAGCCATCAATCTCAATGCCACAGCCATTGCCGACATGCCAGCTGTGGTGACCAAGGGCTTGGCACTGCAGTCGAGCCCCAGCTGGCTGACCAATCCGAGCCCCCAGCTCTACACCCAGTGGGGTGAGTTCATGCGGCAGGCTTGCTGGTCTTACTGGGGCTGCGGTGAGATCTTCATTGTCTGCACCGGCCGGTTTGCCGACAGTGGTTACCCTCGGACCTTCATGGTGGTCGATCCCTGGCTGGTCAATGCCGAGATCCTCAATGGGGTAAGGCATTACACCATTAACGGCATCGATGCCGATGCTGATGTGCTGCACATCCGTTACGCCTCATGGAACGGTGACGCTCGGGGCCATGGGCCCCTTGAGGTAGCTGGGGAACGGATCACTGCAGCTCGGGTGCTCATGCGGTATGCCTCGGATCTGGCCTCGGCCGGTGGGGTGCCCTGGGGCATCCTCACCAGCAAGTACCGGATGACAAAGGCCGAGAGCGACAAGCTCAAGAGCCAATGGATCTCGGCAGCTCGATCCCGGCTCGGGGCCCCGGCCATCCTTGATGCAGATCTCAATCTGCAGATCACCCAGACCACTCCCAGAGACATGACACTCACCGATCTGCAGAAATTCGCAGAGGCGAGACTTGCTGTCCTGCTGGGGGTTCCGCCGTATCTGCTCGGATTGCCAAGCGGGGCAGACTCTCTCACGTACTCAAACGTTAACTCGATCTTCGACTACTGGTGGCGAATCACCCTCAAGCCCCATGGTGACTACATCCT